GTCACTTTGCATCCTCCGTTGTGACGTTGTAGCTCTTCTTGACGAAGCCCTTCGAGGCATCGCCACGCATGTGGTGCCGCCGCATATAGCGGAAGCGCCCGCACTTGGTGCAGTCCCAGTGGTTCTCTTCGTCCCCACGCTTCTGCCAAGTATGTTCGCAGTTGCGGGTTCCGTGCCGGTGAGCGTAGTGTGCTGGCACTTCGTGTGCCCTGCGGGTTTCCCCGCTGCCGGAACTCATGGCCTTGCGGATTTGAACCGGGCTGTCGAGCGTGATGGTCACCACGTTGTGCGCCATGAAGGGGCGAGACTTACCACGGTACATCGTCCGATATGCGGGCTTCTCGGTGAGCGCGATGGCTTTCTTCTGGTGCAGGAGCAGCAGGGCTGCGGCGTAGATGCGGGCTTCACCTATGTGACCGTCCATCACCGCTTTGGTTTGCAAGAGTGCGACCGATGTATCCCCGTAAAACATGGGTACGAAACGGCCAGCAAAATTCCTACGCTGCTCGGGGGTCAGGTCTACATATGTGGAACCCAATACATGAAGCACCTGCTGATCCAACAGATCGCTTCTGAGGTTATCCCCCCACTCTTTTGCAATACGACTAAACCCATAGACTCCTGCCAACGTGTCAGCAACGTCACGGCTACATACGACTGTGTTAGTCCTACCTGCGTGAGATAAAAACCCAAGCTTCCAATCAGCTTTCTTACCAGCTTGTGAACCCGCACGCCCAATGCCGTCGATCACAGCGTCAATCTCTACCTCCACATATGTTGTGGGGTATGGCTCAATAGCAAACTCAATTTGCTCTGCAATCAAGTCTGCACACGTCCGAATGAACTGACCCAGCTTGAACGAAGCATCACGGTCGAACACATAGCAGCGGGCTTGCGGTGCTATAGACTTCATCCGCTTACTGGCCTCGGGGTGCAAAAGCGGACCCCACTTGGCGACAGGCAGTTCCTTGATATCATCCAGCAACATGGTGAACTTCTCCTTTGTCCCAGATAAACGTGTGGATTGGCTCAGCGCAGACAGGACTAAAGATACAGGCGACCTCGGCAGCTTGCGCTGCCGTAGCACCCATGGCAAGAGCGCCGTAGGCAAAGTCGCGGCCCTCACCGAATGCACACTTGGTTATGCCGTGGTCAATTGCAAAGGGCGATGCTTCATATCGCCGCACCCCGTTGGGGTCGATGACCACAAGCTCGGCGTCCCGGTGATACAGTACGGCTGGCGGAAACTTATCCAGCGTAGCGCCGTCGATGTACCACTCAGCGAGAGCCACAACATGCGAGGCAAGCCCAGCCCCAGTGATAAGCTGGTTGCGATGCACCCACCACTTCTTGATACTGTGCGTTGTCGTGCCAGCGACAGCGCCGCTGTCCACAGCGCATGTAGCTCCGTCGAATACGATAACAGTCACCACCCCTGCTCCTTGGTTATTACGAGGAACACGATGAACGCGATGAAGCCAGCGCATCCACCGACGAGAACTGCCAGTGCCATATCTGTCTGCATGTTTAGTTACCTTTGCTGTTGATGAGTATGTCCACTGCGGAGATGGCCCGCAGATATTCAGTCTTGTTCTCCTCGAACTTGGCTACAGCATGGACGATGGTCGTATGGTCCTTGGAGAGGAACCGCCCAATCATGGGATAAGACATATCTAGGCGGTTGCGGTAGACCACCCAGCAGAAGTGCTGGCGTGGCACCACGATGCGCTGCTCACGGCTCTTGGATTTGAGTTCCTCCTCGGTCACACCGTAGTATAAACATACGGCACGCAAGCAACGCTTCATCGTGTAGATGGCGCGGTTGTCCCGCGCCATCTCTTGCACCTGTTTGTGAACATCAGGGAAATGGTACATCAGATAATCAGCCCTCACATACTTAAGCATATTCAAGGAACACCCCGAACTCACTGCGCAAGCGGTTGCGATGTTCGTCAATCGTGCGCTCGAACTCCGCAGCCAGATACTCGTAGCCCATGCTGCCGTTGGGGTAGCGGCAGAGATAGTTGAACAGTTCGTCTGGATACTGCCCGTCCTTCATCCACTGGGCAAGCTGCGGCAAGCCGTACTCATACTCGCCCTTGCTGCGCACACCCAGCTTCAGCCGGGAGAGAACGCCCATGCGGTACTCACGCAGGGTCTTGAGCCATACCTTGCGGGCTTCCTTGTCGGTGTTCTTGTGCCTGTCAGTGCGGGGGTTGATGCACTGCTGGGTCTCCAGATTGAACTGGATGCCGCCGAAATACTCGGGCAGGTCCTTGAGGTATTTGTAGTTGACGAGGTAGCCAATGCGGTAGCGGCCCTGCCCGACACGGTAGACGCCAAAGGGGAGAAAGCGGGTCATGGTATAAACAAGGCTGGAGCAGACGGTACGCAAGAACGTATCGGTATCAATGGTGAAGGTGATCACGTCATCCTTGGTGATCCGTGCGAAGGTCCGTTCGTGCATGGTGAGGCGGAAGCTGTCGTCCCTATCTTTGAACAGGCGCACGCCCTTGCCGTGCAGGGGCTTGCCCTGCACGGGGTTTCGCACGGTGGTAAACGCTTCGACGCAGTCGGCGTAGCTGTGGATATCGTAACCCATGGTATGTTTCCTTTAGCGGTTGAGGAACTTGCTGAGTGCGATGTCGGTCGCCAACTGCTTGAGATGGGGGTTGAGTTCCATCTCGGCGCTGGTCAGCTTGTGCTGCGGCACATCGGTCTTGCCTCGCGCCGCTGCTGGTAACAACTCCACCAGAGGAGGGAATGCCTTGATGGCCGGGGGTAGTGACACATACCGCTTGAGGATTTCGCGCACGGCCTTCTGCCCGTTCTCGCGGATTTCCATGGTGTCATCGATCTGCTTGCGCCACGACAGGATACCGTCCACGATCTCCTCGGTCATGGGGGTGCGGTTAACTATGAACCGCCCATAGTCATCAGCGGTCATGTTCTCATTACTGGGGTGCGACATACCAACCAGTCGCCTACCGGAGAGCGGGAACCGGAGAACGATCTTGCGATCACCAACCTTGCTGACCTCAATGACATCGCCCTTGGGAAGGAACCCGGCTGGTATGGCTTCCATGCTGGAAAGATATGGACCGTAAGCGAGTTCGTAGAGCCTGTCGCCAACGACAGGCCTCTGCCTCTCGAACTCCTCGAACCGCTTGCGGTAGAGGTTGGTAATCGTCTCGACCACTTGGCCGATCAGCTTGTCGGAAATCCGAACCGTCATGTCAGTTATCCTCTATCTTGAATGAATGTGTATCAACTTGCACGACCTCGGCTTCGCCTCGGCCAACCCGGCACACCGCATCATGCAGTGCGTAGAGATCGTCTCTCGTCCTGCGCCACTCCCAGTAATAAAACAGGGCTAGGGCGCAGGACATCAGTGCGATCACCTCCATCACATCTTCACCACTTCACCCCACGGGGCGCTGTCGCTGTAGTTGCTGACCCAGAGTACGGGGTACTCGGGCACAGGGCCAAAGTCGGAGCAGCACAGATCGGTCAGCACCACGCAAGCGACCGGGTGAATGTCGTTGCTGGTGATGTACTCGAAGATCGGAGAGAAGGCAGTGCCGCCAGTCTCAGGGGAGGAGAGCTTGCCGACCTCATCGTCGGGCATGAACACCTCGTACTTGCAGACCTCATGGTGGAAGTAAATCACATGCAGCTTCTCCGGTGCGCCGTCAGTGTGGATGGCGCGAAGCTCGGCGGCGAACTCGTTGAGTTCCTTGTCGCCAATGGAACCGGAGCAGTCGAGTGCAACCACCATCTCGCCAAGGCGTTCGCCAGTACGAGACGGCAGGTACATACCCTGCGTGAAGAAGCGACGATTGGGACGGGCGAAGGTACGCTCGTCGGTCTTGGCCTTCATCACGAAGCGGCGCAGCACATCGCGCCAGTCCACCTTGGGTTGGAGGAACTCACCAACGATACGCTGGAGTGCAGCAGACAACTTACCTGCTGCACGAGCGGCCTGTGCTGCCTGTGCCACGGTGACCTTGAGATCAGCGATCTGCTGTTCCTGATCAGTGGCGCTGCCGTCAGCCTCTTGGATATCCTGACCGATACCACCATCGTTGGGGCCACCGTTGAAGTCGCCGCCTTCGCCATCCTCAAGGATGTTATAGATACCGTCAGTGCTGCCGTTGCCAGCATCGTAGATCGACTTGTTGAGCAGTCCACCTTCGATGAACTTGCCGATCTTCTCGTCGGTCAGAAGCTGGTTGATGACGTAGTCACCAGCACGGTTCCACTTGCGAATGTCACGCCCGTTGAGGCGGAACATATGCTCGAACATGGGGTGGAATACCTCGTGCGCAACGAGGAACTTAAGCTGCTCGTCGCACAGGTCCTTGATGAAGTTGGGATTGAACTTGACCCACTTGCCATTGGTGCAAGCAGTCGGGATGCTATCATCCAGCATCATGGGCATGTTGAGTGCCAGCGTTCCAATGAACGGCTGTTCGAGGATCAGCGCGGTACGCGCCTTGGCAAGTCTACGTTCGAGGTTCATGGTGTAAATATCCTTTGTGTTGTCGAGGGCTGGGATTGTCGCACGGCGGGCCGTGCAGGTCGATGCGACAGATCGTCGCGGGGTCCGTCAATTTGTGATAACTTCCTCCACCACCACGGTCTGATTGCGGTAGCAGTCTTCGATCAAGTCGATGATATCATTCATCAGCCCGTCAGCGTTCTTGCCACGCCTGTCTGCCACCATGAAAGCCAGCAGTGCTATAGCTTTGGCGAAGGCGAGGATGACCTCGGCGTCCGTAGCATTGTCCGGTGGCAGCGAAAGAAGTTCCGGCACCAGCTTGTGGACGAGGTCCATGTCTGGACTATTGCTCATTGTATGCTCCTGTCAGTTTCTTGTGAACATATTCTCGGTAAGCCTGCCAGTATAGCATCAGTTCTTGCTCATGGCACTGGTAGTAAGGAACGTCACGCAGCATAGGCGTCTCGACGCCCAGCAGCATGACCTTGGCGAAGATCAGCTTGGCCTCTTCCTTGCCGGGATAATCGAGTGGGATTTCGATCACTTCATGGCCCTCAGTCGCTTGGTGACCTCCAGCCGGAACCGCTCCCAGCGTTCCTTCTTCTCGCGCCGGGAGAGTTGGTCATAGGGTTTGATCTCTGCCCAGTGCATACCGTCCTTATCTGTCATAGTGACAGCGTGCCGGGGTATGTCGATACCCAACAGGCGAAGGGTTGCGAGGATCACTCGCAACCGCTCCATACCCGGCCACTTTTTCGGCAGTTCGATCACAGACCACCCATGAACGCCGCCATCTTGTCCATGATGGCCTTGGCCTCATCGATCTTGGTGGCGCGGAGCTTATCGTTACCGACAACGGCGTCCTTGTTGAGGTTCGCCAGCTTCTGCTCGACCTCATGGCGCATGGCTTCGAGGTTGGGGTCATCCGCGAAGTTGAGGCGCGGCAGCAGTTCGCACAGGTCCTTGACGTGTTCGATGCTGCTCTCATGGAAACGTGACTTGGGATCGTCTACCTTAACCATCTTATCCACAAGATGTTCCACCTTGTCGTAGAGCCGCTGCCATACATCCTTCATTGCGGAAGCACTGGCGTCCTGCACACGGCGCTCCACGTCCTGCTGAATACGCGCCAGTTCCTCGCCGCCAAGCTGAACCCGGAAATCGTTGGACGGTACGGGGAACACAGCCATATCCATCCTGAACTTGGCCGCGATCTGGCTCTCGTGGGGGTAGTCCTCCTCACGGTACAGCGAACCAAGGAACCGCTTGGAGTCGGCCTTCAGCGTGGGGAAGTTGGCGACGAACAGGTTCTTGAGCGTCTCCCACTCGGCCTTCTCCTTGCGGAACTCGTTGATGAAGTTCAGGTAGTTGGCAGTGGGCAGCAACTGGGTGCCTTCGATGCCCCATGCCAGCGTGTTCTCGTAGAACTTGTTGCGGATATAGCCCGCCTTCTGATGCACCATGGCGAGGTAGTCATTCGCCGGGAGCAGGGACTTGTGATAGCGGCCAACGGATACGTTGACGCCATGAGCGTGGGCCACCTCCTGTGTGGCCTTCTTGTCATGCTTTCGAGCAGTCCACTGGGAGATGGACAACTGGACGAGGAGAGCGCGGTCGGAGAGTTGCATGAGATATGTTCCTTGTAGAAGGTTAGGGGGAGACACCATTGTCTCCCCCGAACAGAGATCAGAACATCACATCGTGATGCTTGACAACCCAGTTGCTGAGCGCAGCCGTGTTGTGCAGTTCCTTGTCGCGCCGCAGCGCCATGCTGACCATGAGGACGGAGAACTCAGGGGGCATACGCTCAGCGTACTGGCACACCCGCTCAAAGTTGCCGACACTGGCACGCTGGGCGATGGAACCAGCGAGAGCGTACAGCGTGGCCGGGTCATTGGGCACGTCAGCCGTCTTGGGGTTCATCAGCACCACGTCAGGGTTGGGCAGCTTACGGGCGATCTTGAGGAAGGCCGTGAACTCCGTGGCAGGACCCTCGCCAACAGCGCCCATGAACACCTCGCGCTCGGCCTCCTTGGGCACCACGTCAAGGGCCGGGGAGACACGCTCAGCCCAACCACGGGGTGAGGCGTTCTTGGTACGCTGCGGATCGAAATCGTGCAGCAGTGCCGTCTTGAAGTTGATGAAGCTGATCACCTCGGGACGAACGCCGTTCTCGCTGGCCCATGCGGTCCAGTCCGTGTGGTGGGTGTCAAGGGTGAACTCGTACTCACGGTCAGCAAGGTGGCTCAGCACACGGTTGGCACCAGCACGGTCCTCCTGACGGTTACCCGTCGAGAGGATGAACCAGTTGTCAGCGAGGGGAACACCGTGAAGCTCACGCTCCTGAACGAGGTTGGCGAGAGCCTTCTGGAGATCGTTGCCAGCCTGATTGCGGTCATCGAAGCACAGGATACCCGGCACATCGTTGTCGTGCTTGGACCCCTTGGCCGGGAACCAGTCGGGCAGCTTGTAGTACAGCATCGGCTTGTCAACCATCGGCACACCAAGGTCCTCGACGGGCATGGTGGGCAGGTGACGCTGGAGGTACTGGTAGTTGAGCTTCTTGGCGACCTGCTTGATGATGGAGGTCTTACCGCCACCGGGGATACCGACGACGACAGCGGAGGACTTAACCTCCGACTGGATGAGGGAGCAGAGAGTGTCGATCAGAAGAGGAGCACGCATTGGTGTATATATCCTTGTTGCAGTGATTGGGTTGGTCGAGGGCCGGGAGTGTCGCACGGCCAGCCGGGGCGGTCGATGCGGCACGGTGTCGCAGGGGGCCGCTGCCCCTGATATATCAGGGGCAGCAGAACTCGTTGAATGAGTACTCGAAGGCTACAAAACCATCTTCTTGACAGCGATGGCCGTCAGTATCTGAGGCTTCAGCGCCTTGAGTTCAGCGGGTGATACACGGGGGTCGGTAAGACCATCGGCTTTGAACGACGAGGTCAGCCTGCCAGTGGCATAGCCGTAAAGCAGCACGACCCTGCGCCCACTCCTATGGGCAATGACCTCCGCATACTTTGGCTTGAGATTCACCCTATGGATGACCCAGTCGTCCATCACGTCACCATCTTGGCGAGGGTGGGCTTGTTGAAGCTCGGCACATAGAGCCTTTTCTTATACCCAAGCCCCACGTTGATGGCCTTGTAGTACAACACCGCCTGATGGATGTTCCCCATGAAGCGATAGCGAGTGCGGTACGCACTGCGGTTCTTGCCCACCTGCACCAAGAACTCGGTCTGGTTGGTGTAGGCAATGCGCTTGCCGTCGAGGGTGACGTATTTGATTTCGATATCCATGATTTATTTCCTCTTACCGTTCTTGGCGCGATACTCGGCCAGCTTCACCGGGAACTCACTGACAAGGCCCATGAACACATGGGCTTCATCCTGATGCCTTGACATCCAATTATAGACCTCGGCATCCGCGATGATCTCAGGTTCACCACGGATTGCGCTCTTGAGCGTCAGGATAGCCAAGGGGAAATCGTTCTCGCTGTTCGCCAGAACTCCCCGAACGAACGCAACTCGTTCGAGAAACCTTACGGTCTTGTCGTGCTTGGCCTGTGCATGTTCGAGGTCACGCTTCGCATCAGCCATACGCTTTACGATATCATCCATTTGTTATCTCCATTGGGCGGGCTTGCCCCCACTACGCAGCCAGTTGCGCTGACTGCGTAGGAAAGGTTTCCCTTAAAATTTACCGTTGATGCGGGCCAAGGCAATATGCGGCGCGGCCAAGTACCACAGCTTATTTGTCATAGCCTTTGGTAGGCCAATACTACGGTCAAACGGTGCTTCATCGTCTAGGGCACGAGATAGCGTAGCGTAGTAGTGTTTGGTCTGGGTGTCGAAGCTGAACCGCCACTCGCGCCGATCTGCCTTGCGGCAGGTATCAACCATGATGATATCCATCCACTCGTCGTTGTGCTGTATGGCTACAACCTTGAACTTATCCAGCATAGCGCACCTCATGCGAAGAACGTGAAGGTCGCCACATCACAGGCGAGAACGCCATACTGTGCGGCATCGTGCCACCGCATGAACTCGGTATCTTCCGATACATCCACACAGTGGCAGGACCCGTAGGTTCTAACCATATCGTTGACGAAGGCTTCAAGCTGAGCCTGATCCTCATCTTCAAGGCCCGTCTCATCGCCGTTGATGAGCGGTGAGGCCCAGTGCATGGGCAGCATGAGGGTGTAGGTCTTGATCTTGTGTTTAGCCATTGTTTGTTTCCTCCATGAGTTTACGGGCTTCACGCAGGGTGGCGAGAGCCTGACCCCGTGTGTCGTTATGTGTCTTACCAGAAGCATAGACCTCCAGCATGGCGATGAGATCGGTCATCACGTCCTTGGTGCGCTTATCCATTGGTCAGCCTTTCATAAACGAGAGAGTTGTAGCCCATCCTGTCCAAGAGCCTGATCTGATCAGGACTCAACAACACGGTGCTACAGTGCGGATGCGTTTGCGTCCGGTGCTTGGATGTTGTTGGGCTGAATTTATCCTTGTTCTCGAACCATGTATCCACCTTCGAGACATAGACGAACAGCGGCCAATGGGTGCCATAGGAGTACACCACATAACGAGCGTCACCGTTCTCTATGCCGTTAAGGCCAACCCACTCAGCATAAAGCTGACCGTTGCTGTTCTTGAACGGCAGCTTACGCTGAACATATGGACGGGACAGCCGTCCGTTAATTCGCTTCATAACTTATACTCCATAGAGAATGTTAAGGGTGACGATGAGCGACACTGACAGCATGGCGAAGTAGGCCATCCAGCCAATGCGCTCCCACCTTCGCCTTGTGATCTCGTCAGCAATGGCGAAGGTCCTTCGAGCAAGGAAGATTTCCTCACGGGTCCAGTGATTGTGATCCATTTATCCTCCATTGGGCGGGCTTGCCCCAACGCCACCAGCTTATGCTGATGGCGGTAGAGTTTCCCTAGCTGTGGCAATAGCCATCACGTTCAATGCACAGCCACATGCCGCACCACGGTACGGTCACCGCGCCATCGCAGCCAAACGTGGGCTGTACGAGCTTACGGAAATCACGGTAGGTAGCCTTGGGCGGCATCCTGTTCCGTGTGGCATCGCGGTCGAAGACCCGCTTGATGGCCTTGCGCTGAGCTTTGGTGGTTCTAACCATGATGTTATCCTCCTCAGAAGTTTCGTGCAGAATGCACGGTGACGATGTAGCGGTTGCCGTACATCCTGTTGATACTGGTAACACCACCAGTGCGATGACCACAGCAGTCACGCTGGCAGTAACAGCGCATCTCGAAGTAACCACGGATATCCTTCTCGTCCCTCTCGGTCAGGGTTTCCCGCTCGGTGTCGAGGATGTAGACCGTGGTCTTAGGCTCGGTCATGTCGTAGTCATCTTCGCCGCTACCTTCACGGCAGTCCGTCAGCGTTCCGTTCTCCATGATCCTGAATGACATGGGTTATCCTTTCAGCCAGTGTTGCGCAGTGTCGAAGGCTTCCACCCGGTCAGTGACATAGGCGTCAGCCTTGAAGAGATAGGTTTCACCGTCGAAGAACTGGACGATGTACTGGTTCCACTCAGTGTCGCGGCGAACCACCACGGACCTGCCATTGGGGTTGGAACCACGGTAGATGATACGGTTAGCCATTGGGGATATCCTTGATGAACTTGGGGGTGCAGATGACCCAACTATCGCCTCGTTCCATAGCGAACGAGTAATGCTTGGCCTCAATGGCAGCTTTGGCCGCTACACAGGCAGCTTCGCTGCGGAAATCCACCACAAGGGGGCCACCAGCATAGTGCACATTGAGAAAGGCTATGAGTACCCACATATCACCACTCCCCTGTTGCGACGATCTCATTGCGGTGATCATCCATTGCCTTCAGCGTCTTGCGCAGCTTACGGATAGCAGCATCCGCACTGCGGCAGTTCTTCACCTCGCCAAGGATGGCGGCGTCGTCCCAACACTCAACGAGATAGTCCCATCCGCCTTCGGCGTAATGCCGAAGGGCGTGGTCCCTGATGAACTTGACGAGGGCTTCGTCGCTGTAATCTGTCTGGTTAGCCATGTGCCTTACTCCTGAGAATATGTTACGAACAACACGGTGCAGGAACCACGAGGGGTGAACTTGAGCATGTCGCCGTAGTCTTCCCAGCGGCCTCGAACGCCCTTGATGCCCATCAGGTCCTTGGCGAAGCCCTTGATGAAGCTATTGGGCGTACCCTGTTCCACCATGAAGGTGTCACGTTTGACCCAAGCGTAGTTGGCCTCACCGCCGAACGTATCTGTAAACTCTACTGTAAACTTATCCATTTGGTATCTCCTTAGGCCGTTGATCGACCGTGGCACAGCGTCCCACAAATCCGGCGCGGCGTCGATGCGACACGTCGTCGCACCCCCATAAGTGTAAACTTTAGATGTAAAGTTAGGCTAAGTTTACATGCCGAAAGGCTCGACTATCCGTTAACAGATAGCTAACAGGGCGATTTTAGATAGGCGACAGATAGGCGTAAGTCTTTGTTTTTATTGGGTGCTATCTGTACTATCTGAACTATCTGTGTTTTTTCTGTTAATGTGGGGGTAACTTGGGAAGGTGAGGCGGGTTAGGAGTGTAAAGTCCTAGTGTCTTAGTAGAGTATATGAAAAAAAAAAAGGTGAGTGACTCTTAATAATATACAGATAGTTAGATAGTATAGATAGATAGACGCTCTGGTATTTTGCTAAGTCCTTGGTTTCATTGGTCTTTCGGGAATTATACTGTAAAGTATTCCCTCTTTGTTCGTGTAAAGTTAGCTACAGATTTTACATCTAGCACAGCCCAAATCGCAGATAGTTGGCGCTAAGTGCTTGAAATCATTGAGTGTAAAGTTATAATCGGGTTTACATAAGGGGCTTAGGTTGTAAGATAGCCAGAGGACTTAAGAGTTCACCTTTTTACGGCAAGCTATAGGCCCCCGACGTATGGCCGAACGAAGTGAGGGCAAAACCCCCCAACGCCACAGGCGCGGCAGGTCAAAACGCAGGCAACAAAAAACCCCTCCAGCCGAAGCCAGAGGGGTCAGGGTCAATCGTTCCAGTGGAACACCCAGAGATATCCTGTGCAGATGAACACGAGGTAGAACCCGAGGGTCAGAAGCATGTGCTGTCCTTTCAAAGAAGTTGGAGAGCGGGACCATTCCCGCTCTCCGTTGGTGTCAGCCTTCCACAATTCGAGCCTTGAGCTTGTGCCTCATCTGGATGCGCTTGAGGAACTCAGCGATGTTCCTCGCCCGCACTTCGACGTACACGGTTTGCAGGACGCGGCGGGTGCCGCGCTTCGTGGAAATTTCCACGGCAATGGTCTTTCTCATGGTCTTGGTCCTTTGTTGAGGTTGAGGAAGGTAGGTCCCGCCCGGAGGCGGGACCCGTTGGTGTTAGAACAACTTCTTCTTTTCCGGCTTTGCCGTCCCGATCTCTCCGAGCACCTTGACGCCCTTCAGGGTGTCGGTGATCAGAAACATCTTGCCGCCGCCCATTGGCGGGCAGGACACTCGAAGGTGACCAGACAAGTCCTTAACCGTGGACTTGATGGAGCCGATCTTGATACCCGAGAACGTGCCGTTCTCGTTCACTCGATCTGCCGTAAGCTCGATCACGAAAGTGATCGGCTCGATTGCCTTCTTGACGGTGGAGCCGTTCGAGGAATTGTCCTTGGACATTTTAGTCTCCTTACGATGTCAATCAGCAGGGCAGGATTGCCCTGCCGACACTGGAAGGCATCTGCTTTCCAGTGACTCCAATGTGGCATATCCATACCAGATTGTCAAATCGGCGTGGCAATCCAAGCAATTCGGCGCTTGCCAATGAGCAGGCGCAATCGCCGCGCAATCGCCGCGCGGCGCGGCGGAAGCAGGGCACCGGGGGTACATGGACAAGAAAATCCGACCGGCCCCCCATTTGTAGGCAACCTCTCAAAGCAAGACCCCAAAAACCATTGTTAACATTAACTTACAACTTCCCCGGCTCGGCCGTTCCAAAAACGCACTGACTTGACACTACCGCACCCGCAGGTTACCTTCCCTCCCCATGTTCGCACCCGTCGAGTACACCAAGTGGACCGACCGTCTCTGCTTTGACATTGCCCTCAAGCTGGAGGGCAGTGGCGAGGACCTGCCGGAAATCCTTGCGCGGCATAGCCTGTCCTCTTCCGAACTCGCGGACATCTCCAAGGACCCGGTGTTCGACAAGAAGGTCAAGCACTACCGGGATGAAATCCGCGAGAAGGGCATCACCTTCCGGCTGAAGGCACGCGCACAGGCCGAGGAACTTCTCACGACCTCATGGTCTCTCATCCACCACCCGGATGTCAGCGCCGCCGTCAAGGCCGACCTGATCAAGTCCACCGTCAAGTGGGCAGGACTGGAGGTCAAGGGTGACGCGCCAGAAAGCACTGGTGGTGTGTCGATCACGATCAATCTCGGTGGAACCTCGCAGGAGATGCGCGTTGTCGAACATGAGCCTGCTGAGTCTATTTGACGACCGTGGTTGTGCGGTGTTCACGTCACCCCTTGCCGCCGCTGAAGTCGAGAGCCAGTTGAGGGACAACAACCTGTCCTTCCGTACACGGATCATCAAGACGCGCAAGCGCGGCCTCGAATATAGGATCGACCTGCTCAATGGGACTTGAGATCAACTACACGCCGCCGCCCACCGGCAAGCTCTTCATGGAGGATAACTCCAAGATGCGCACGCTCATGGGACCGGTAGGTTCGGGGAAGAGCGTAACCTGTTCCTTTGAGATCGTGCGCAGGGCCAGCCTGCAAAAGCCTAACGCCCAAGGTATCAGGAAGACCCGCGCGGCGGTCGTCCGCGAGACGGCACGCCAGCTTCAGGATACCACCATCAAGACCTTCCTCGACTGGTTCCCACCGGGGGTGTGCGGTGAGTACATGCGCACCACGAAGACCTACTACTTCAAGGTCGGCAACGTCGAGTGCGAGATCATGTTCCGTGCGCTGGACGACGCGGACGATGTGGCGAACCTCAACTCGCTCGAACTGACCTTCGCGTGGTTCAACGAGTGCCGGGACATCCACCCTGACATCGTGGACGCCATGTCCAAGCGTATTGGCCGTTTCCCGTCCGCGAAGGACGGCGGGCCGACGTGGCACGGGATGTGGGGCGACACCAACCCGCCCACCATGGACACATGGTGGTACTATCAGATGGAGAAGCTGGACCCGAAGGACGGCGTCAGCCCCAACGACAACGGCTGGGCTGTGTTCAAGCAGCCGTCAGGCCGCAGTCCCTACGCCGAGAACATCGAAAATCTCCCCGATGGTTACTACGACACCCAAGGACGCTCAGATGAGTACATCCGGGTTTACATCGACGGTGAGTACGGCCTCAGTTCGGCGGGTATGCCTGTGTATAAGTACTTCCGTACTGATTATCACATGGCCTCTGAGTGTCTTCGCCATATTGCCAATGGCGTGCGTCCCGTTGTGGTGGGCATGGACTTGGGCCTTACGCCTGCTGCTGTCATCGGTCAGCAGGACCCGCGCGGGCGGGCGCTTGTCCTTGCCGAGGCGGTCAGCTTCGACATGGGGGTCCAGCGGTTCGTGCGCCAAATCCTCAAGCCACTGCTCTTCGAGCGGTTTTCGGGGTCGCCCATTCTCGTCGTTACAGACCCCGCTGGCATCCAGCGGGCGCAGACGGACGAGAGGTCGGCGGTGGACATCATCAAGGCCGAAGGGCTGAAGGTCATCCCGGCGCGGACAAATTCTATCTCCGCGCGTATCAACGCGGTGGATGACTACCTCATGCGGCAGGTGGACGGCGACCCGGCCTTCCTCGTGGACCCCAGATGTACACAGCTTAAGGCTGCAATGATGGGCGGATATCGCTACAAACCCAAGGGCGACAGCGATATCGATAAGAACAAACACTCACACGTTGCAGAAGCCTTGCAGTACCTGATGCTGCACATCGCCACGGCGGGTGAGGGTGCGGCCCTTCAGGCGCGGCGCGAGGTCAAGGTGCTTGCCGCCGCAGGCTGGACGTGATAGCTTCCACCTCGGTTTCCTCCCATGAGACCAACCCCTGTGACTTGGCCCTCGCCTACCGTCGAGGGCCTTTTTCTTTTGGGTATTGCAACCACAGCACAAATCCTCTACAACTGTAAACCATGGCTGCTGGGTTGAGCATATTCCGTGTAGTCTCGAACGACGAGCTTGCACGGCAGGAACGCGAACAGATTGACCGTGAGCTTCAGGCACGGCAGTCCAGTTCCCTCATGCTTGGCATCGTGGATTATCTGCGCGAGTGCTGGGACGCGGCGAAGATCGCCAAGAAGCCAATCGAAGACATCATGCTGCGGGCCATGCGCCAGCGCAACGGTGAGTACGAACCCGAGAAGCTCAATGCGATCCAGAAGCAGGGCGGCTCCGAAGTCTACATGATGATCACCGAGGTGAAGTGCCGCGCCGCCGAAAGCTGGCTGCGGGACATCCTGCTCGACACAGGCACACCTCCGTGGGACATCCAGCCCACGCCGATCCCCGACCTGTCACCTACACAGACACAGGAGATCAAGGCGGCGTTCGCTGACATGGTCGCCCGCCTGCTTCAGGAAGAACTCCGCGCCATGACGCCATCCGAGATGGCCGAGGCCAAGGAGGCGGTGTCGCAGGAGTACCGGTTCAAGATGCTTCAGGCGGCGCAGAACCGCGCCGACAAGATGAAGCACAAGATTTCCGACCAGTTCGCAGAGGGCGGCTGGGCCGAGAGCTTCAACGATTTCATCACCGACCTCGTCACCTACCCCGCCGCTGTCATCAAGGGTCCCGTCGTGCGCCGCCAGCGCACACTGGGCTGGCAGAAGGACGCCTCGGGGCGCACCATGGCGGTGCCGGTGGACAAGATCGCGCCTGAGTATGAGCGCGTCGATCCGTTCTACTTCTACCCGGAGCCGGGGATCACCCGCATTCAGGATGGGTATTGCTTCCAGCACCACCCGCTGACCCGCACAATGCTCTCCGATCTCATCGGAATGCCCGGTTACGACGACGCGGCCATCCGCAAACTGCTCGAAGAGGGCAACGGAAGCTCGTGGATCAACCAAGACATTGAGTTGATCAAGGAAGAAGAGGAGCGCAAGTTCCATACGGAGATGCGCCCGACGCAGATTTTCGACGCTCTGGAGTTCTGGGGCAAGGTTTCCGGTGCGATGCTGCGCGAATGGGGCATGTCGGAGGACGAAGTGCCCGATGCGGCGCTCGAATACGACGCAAATGTGTGGGTCTGCGGCAATTTCGTGCTGAAAGCGGTCCTCAACTACGACCCGTTGGGCGAAAAGCCCTACGCCAAGACCTCGTTCATCAAGTGTCCGGGCGCATTTTGGGGTAAAGGCATCCCCGAAATCATCGAAGACCTGCAAAATATCTGCAATGCGGCTGCGCGTGCCCTTGTCAACAACATGGGCATCTCGTCTGGACCCCAAGTTGAGGTCAATCTGGAGCGTATTCCGGCCAATGAAGACATCACGCAAATCTACCCATGGAAGATTTGGCAGGTCACGAACGATCCGACTGGTTCGAGCGCACCAGCGGTGCGTTTTACGCAGCCTGAAGCAAATGCTCAGATGCTCATGGGCGTCTACGAGAGGTTCTCACGCCTAGCCGACGAGCATTCCGGCATTCCGGCCTACCTGTACGGTGATTTGAACGTCCAAGGCGCGGGCCGCACCTCCTCTGGCCTCTCCATGCTCATGGGAAGCGCCGGTAAGGGCATCCGTCAGGTGGTCATGCACATCGACTCCGACGTGATCAAGCCCATCGTGGAGCGTCAGTACGTCTACAACATGCGTTATGACGAGGATGAGAGCATCAAGGGTGATCTCCAGATCATGCCGCGCGGTGCCATCAACCTCGCCAACCGCGAAACGATGAATGTGCGCCGCATTGAGTTCCTCAATGCCACGGCGAACCCCGCCGACATGGAGATCATGGGTCCTGATGGCCGCGCCGCGCTGCTGCGCGAGGTCGCCAAGAGCCTTCAGATGCCCACTGAGGACATCATTCCGTCCCGCGAGACGCTGGCGCTGGTACAGCGCCCGTCGAAGGGACAGCCACCGCAGGGCGGCGGCAAACCAGTTCCGACACAGCCTGACGGAGCGCCGAAAGGCGGGCAGCAGGCCAACGTCGTTTCACCCAATGCGTCGGGAGGGGCCGGATGATCCGTCCCACTGACGAGGTTGTGAAGGCTTTTGCCCTCATTGTGAGGCAGTACCCGCAGGTACTGACCTTTCTCAGTGAGTGGAAGGCCCACGAACTCGAACAGCTTCCCTTCGCCTTCCAAAACTCGGCAGTGTCGCAGGGGCGCTGTCAAGTTCTAGCCGAACTCGTAAAGTTGGCTACCAATTCCCCTGATTTGGCGGCAAAGCAGCCACGCTCGCCGACCAACCCTACGCATACCGGATAGGAGCGTATTAGATGGCATTGCCTGAACAAATTCGTAAGCAGATCGAAGCTGCGGAAGACAAGATCAAGGAACTGACTGGTGAGCCGAAGGCCGTTGTGGCCGATCCGCCCACTGACGAGTCCAATTCCGATCCTGCTCCTGCCCCGCAGGCTGACGATGCGGAGAGGTCCGTTCAATCCTCTGGCACGACTGAGCATGGTGCCAAGGAAGACCCGAACTCTGAGACGTATGCCCAGCGTTGGCGCACGCTTCAGGGTCAGTTCAACGCAGAAGTACCGCGACTGCGGGGCGCAAACAAAGAATTGCAGGCCCGTGTCGCGCAGTTGGAGAACCTTCTGTCGTCACTCTCTACTCCCGCCGCGCCCGCTGCTTCCGCAGCACCGCAGTCCGTGCAGAAGCTCGTGACTGACGACGACGTGGCCGAGTATGGCGAGTCGATTGACATGATGCGCAAGGTTACTCGTGAGGAAGTCGGCTCCTTGCAGGGCAAGATCGCCCAGCTTGAGGGTGTCATCGCCAACCTCACGCAGAGCGTATCGGGATCGGTCATTCCGCAGGTTCAGCGTGTTGCACAGCAGCAGGCTGCAACGTCGGAAGAGCGGTTCTGGTCGAACCTCGCCCAGCGCGTACCCAACTGGCAGCAGATCAACAACGACCCGGACTTCCAGTCTTGGCTGTTGGAGATCGATCCGCTGACAAACACTTCGCGGCAGACACACCTTGAGATCGCCCAGCGTGATCTCGACGTGAACCGTGTCACGGCGTTCTTCAGCGCCTTCACGGCGGCGTCTGGCAAGTTTGCGCCAGCAGCGAATGCTCAACCTACTCGGCAGGCTTCGGAGTTGGAGCGGCAGATTGCACCGGGCCGGTCCCGCAGCGCAGGAAGCGCGACGGGCGGCACGAATGCGAAGACCTATACCCCGGAAGACATCAGGAAGTTCTTCAATGATGTGCGCTCCGGTAAGTACAGGGGCCGTGAGACGGAGCGTGACCGTATCGAACGCGACATCTTCGCTGCACAGCGGGATGGACGCATCATGCAAGCAAGCTAAATCTAGGAGACTTCCATGTCTTTCCCCGTCGCCTCTGGTCGCCCGAACTACTCGGGCAACTTCATCCCCGAAATCTGGTCGGGTAAGCTTATCCAGAACTTCTATGACGCAACGGTCCTGTCGGCTATCGCCAACACGGACTACGAGGGCGAAATCCGCCGCATGGGTGACACCGTGAACATCCGCACCACGCCGGAAATCACGATCCGCTCCTATGTGAAGGGCCAGACCCTCACCGTCGAGAACCCGGACAAGCCGAAAATCCAGCTCAGCATCGACAAGGGCGAGTACTTCGCCTGCATCGAAGACGACGTGGACAAGGTCCAGTCCGACATCAACCTGATGGACACTTGGTCGAAGGACGCTTCCGAGCGTATGAAGATCAAGATCGACCAGCGCGTGCTGGCCGCTATCGTGGCTGATGTGTCGGCTGACAACGAGGGTGCGACCGCTGGCCGTATCTCGAACAACATTGACCTCGGCACCACCGGCACTCCCATCGCCATCACCAAGACCAACGTCCTCGAATACATCGTGGACCTCGGCACGGTGCTGGATGAGGCCAACGCGCCCGAGTCCAACCGCTGGATCATCATCCCGGCGAAGATGGCGGGCATGATCAAGAAGTCCGATCTCAAGGACGCCTCCCTCGCGGGTGACAGCACCTCGGTGCTGCGCAACGGGCGTCTCGGCATGATCGACCGCTTCACGGTCTACATGAGCCACAACCTGCCGGTTGCCTCTGGCAAGTTCGACATCATCGCGGGCCACAAGATGGGCTTCACCTTCGCATCGCAGATGACGGAGATGGAGACGATCCGTGCCGAGTCTACCTTCGGCAACATCGTGCGCGGCCTTCAGGTTTACGGTTACCAGACCGTGAAGCCGGAAGCTCTCGCCCACGGCGTCATCACGCTGGCATAATTGGTGGGGGCCGCTGGCCCCCACTCAACCAAACTCTCTGAGGAGATATCACTATGGCTACTTATGCCGCTGACTACGTCGCTGGGCGCTCCATGGCTCTTGGTGGCAACATCCTGCGTATTGAGCGCACGCTCGACTTCGCAGAAATCGCCTCGTACCGGGCCTCTGCCGGTCTGACGGCTCTCGCGTCTTCCGATGTGTATCAGATTTTCGATATCGCGGCCAAGACGCACGTCCTGATGGTTGGTTACGACGTGACGACCGCCGAAGGCGCAACCGCCACCATGCACATTGGTGACGGCTCTGACGCTGACGGCTTCCTCGCTGCGGTCAACCTCAACTCGGTTGGTTCCGGCGTCTCGTCGCTGGCACTCACCGAAGGTGCCCCGAACACCATCACGGGGTACTCGAACGGCAAGTACTACTCTGCTGCCGACACCATCGACCTGACGCTCAACCACAACAGCATCGACGTTGCTGTGGTCCGCGTCTGGGCACTGGTGGTCGAGGTCGCGTAACCGGATGGGGGGCCTCGGCCCCCCTCCTCTTTTTCGCAGGAGGGTACGATGCAGCGTGGCGTCATGGCTGTACAGCTTTCGGCTACGGGGCTTGTGACTACCTCGCGGGCCTACTTCCTCAAGGTGCTGATCTTCCACTCAGGTGGGGGTGATGCCGAGTTGAAGTTCTATGATCTGGATGCTGCTCCGGTAGGGGGTGAACCCTACTACCACTACTATGTTTACGGTAAGAGCATTCAGGGCACGGATATGCCTGAGCCGGGTATCCTGTTCGACAAGGGTATCTACGTCGAGCTTCCGACAGATTGCAAATGCACCGTCTTTTTCAACGAGGCGTAGAATGGCGAAGACACCTGCATGGCAGCGCAAGGAAGGTAAGAACCCCAAGGGCGGTCTGAACGCCAAGGGGCGGGCCTCCTACAACGCTGCGAACCCCGGCAAGCCGGGGCTTAAGGCACCGCAGCCGGAAGGCGGGCCGCGCCGTGACAGCTTCTGCGCCCGGATGAAGGGCATGAAGAAGAAGCTCACGTCGGCCAAGACTGCCAACGACCCGAACTCCCGCATCAACAAGTCCCTGAGAGCGTGGAACTGCTGATGAAAACCAAGGCTCAGAAGAAGATTTCCAAGGTGATGCGCGAGTTCAAGGCGGGCACACTTCACAGCGG